TATTTGGAAGTTGTATGTAAGTTGACTATCGCCTGTAGATACGTTTGTAGGGTTTATGTGTAGTAATGGAAACTTCTGCATTTTCTCCAAGTTGATGTCGTAAATATCACCTACTGAAGTTGTACTGATTTGCCTATGATTCTCCCCTAGTCTAAGCAAAGTATTTACTACGTTATTGTATGTCTTATTATTAACCATTTCTTTTTACTTTATTTTGTGAGTTCAAATCTGTTTCATAACTTAACCACGTTAAACATTCTAATAGACCAAGCTTGGTAATTGGTTCTAAATTTACTATTTGCTCATTACACAACCTGTGCATTACACCAAACCATCCCCATTTGCTTGAAAAGTCTTCACTTGCTATTGCGTCTTCGTTTCCTTCAGCTGCTCCATCAAATACAATGGCAAAATCTCTGACAACGCCTTCCCTAAAGTGTAAAAAAAAACTAGCGCACTTTGCACTTGTTCAGCTGACATCTGTTTCATTTCTTCCGTCCTGAGCCGTATATCGCCATCATAAGCGTCAATAATATATATATCATTTTTCTTTTCTTTTACAGGTCTGTAGAGTACAGCCATTAGTTCTGGAAGATTTGACTCTATTCCGTTCTTAATAAACTGCTCGATATCGGCATACTCACCGAGAGAAATTGAGTGCAAATCAGGATGAAAGCCGTACTCAATATCGTTTATTTCTATTATCCTTTTTAGCTTTGTATCTTGCTTCTGTTGAAGTTCTGCTACCTTACTCATTATATTAGCTACATCTGACAAGGCTAATTCCTTGACCAACCGTCTAGGAATATCTGATAATGCTGCTATTGTTTCAGTAGCTTCTTCAGTCTTTGTACCTGTTTCAAAATCAACTAATTTAAGCCAAGTTTCCAGAGTCACATCTGACCAACTGCTAATAAGATTAAACGATTCTGTTTTTCCTTCTTTTTTAATTTTGACTTTCATACACTATATAATAGAAATTTGTTGTTTTTAGTTTACTGCACGTAATACCTTCCTGCATTTGGATTGTCTAGGTGATAGATTACATTATAACGAATACCATCTATTGCGTGATTATAGTTATCTACGTAAAGCTTAGAGCCTTTATCTGCATAGACATAGTTGTTTAACTCTTTAGCTATATTAGTTGATTCAGGACTTACAATAAGTTGATAGTCTTGCATTCTAGTTATTCCACTTTCAATTGTTCCTTTCTTAACTGCTTTGATGTTTACTCCTAAATGTCTAAGGTCTGCTATTAGTCTAGGCTCTGCTGAATCGGCAATTATAAGTTTACTATCTACTTTGTCTAGTATTATCTTAGCAAGCTCTTGACTCTTTAATCCATTACGATAAAGGTGTTCTTTTAAGTAAATCTTTTTATGCTTTTTGTCAATAGCTACTTCAGTAAGTGAGTCAGGATCTATTGAGAATCCAAAGTCCATTCCGCAAGAAGTCTGTAAGTTATCAGGATTAAATTCTCCTATACTCCAGTTCTCAAAGACTACACCTTCTGCTTTTGCTAACCACCCTCCAAGAATCTTATGTTGATACTTTTTAAAGTTATTATGCTTTATACTCTTAATACGCTCTAGGAAGCTCTGTGATAGGTTTGTTTCATTATCTAGGTATGTACTATGGATATAGCATACATTGTCTTTAACGCCATTAAAACCGCCTTCAATGCCTTTGTCCTCAAAGAATCTCTTATATATCCAGTGTTCCTTAGTAACAGGATTTAAAACTAATATGATTCTATTCTGCACTTTCTTTTCCCTTATACTTAAATCAATAGTGTCAAAGATGTTTTCATCTACAAGTTCTTCAGCTTCATCTAACACCCAAGTAGATATTCCCTGTAAAGACTTTAAACTAGCAGTCTGGTTTCCTGCTGATGTCTTTATTCCTCTAAATAAAATATCTGATTTGTTTCCTAAGTTTATTACCTCTGCTTTGTTTACACTAAAGGTATTGTCATATCCAAGTAGTCCTATCTTTTCTAAGAACTCAGGAATGATTGACAAGTGTGCTGATGTCATTGTGTAACGTGTGAATAGGACTCTAACATTCCTAGACATAGTTAATAGCGTAAGAAAGACTGTAACAGCAAAAGACTTTCCTGAACCCCTACCTCCTGTTATGATAAAGTATCTAGCATCTGAATTAAAGAGTGCTGTGTATTTGTCGCTAAGATTCAGAGCTTATAAAGTTTATTAAAGGTACGTTAAGACTTTCATCATTAGTAGTTACATCTACTCTTTGTTGTGGTTTACCATAAAAGTATTCAAAGAATAACTTTACTGCCCATTGTTCCTTCTTTTCTAAACCCTTTTGTAAAGACTCTAATGCTATACTACTCATTGGTGTTAAGTTCTCTATTAGCTTTTGTTCTTCAGCTTTACCTTTGCGTCCTGCTCCTATTCTTTTTCCTCCGTGTTCCATTTTGAAATAATTTGATTAATCAAGTGATACTATATAATAGAAATTACTCGTATTCATTTGGTAGCATTAGTCTTATGCCTAATTCAGTCATAGCCCATACTCTTATTTGTTCTGTATATACTTCAAAGGCTTTTGTGTTAAGTGCTGTTGTACTTCCTATTTTATTTATTGCTATTTGGTTATCGTTAATACTTATCATTTCATATTCCGATAAGAACTTAGCTCTTAGTACGTCGTGCATTTCATCAGGAAAATATCCTAGTTCTTCTGCTAGTCCTTGAACGATACATTTCCAATAGTAACTATTCTGCATATTGCTTCTTGTGTTTCTTTGTTTCTTTATACTTACTATGTAGTCGTTTTGTAATTCCTTTAAGTAACTGAAAAGGCTTTGCTTATCTGTATTGTCTTTTATTACAAACTTCATTAATCAAAAGATTCATTGATTCCTCTTTCGCCTACTAGCTTTTCTTTTGCTCCTGCCCATAGCTTATTTCTTTTCTTGCTTAGACTTGGTTCTGTTCTTTTAAGACTTGGCATCCCTTCAGTTGGTACGCAATCCATCCACTTACCACATTCACAGAGTGCTTCCTTAGTTACCCAATTACCATCTCGGTGTACTATTGTAGCCTTCCCTATTTCTTTAGTCTTATTACATTCGCAAGTGTATAGTGTCATAATATTTTTAATTGTTTTTCCTGCTTATTAATTCTTTCTTCAGCTATATTAAAATACTTTTCGTCTTGTTCAATACCTATGAACTTTCTCTTAAGATTCTTTGCTGCTACTCCTGTACTACCAGAACCCATTGTGAAATCAAGTACAGTTTCGTTTTCGTTAGTGTAGGTTTTTATAAGATATTCCATAAGTAATAAAGGTTTTTGTGTTGGGTGCAAATTAGATTTTAATATATCCCTTTGAAATTTTAAAATTTGTGTTGGGTATCTTAGTCCATTGTCTTTATATTCCAATACTTTTTTATTTCCATTATCAGTAAGTTTGCCCATTTTACCATTCTTAACTTTGTTTGTCCTTTTTTTCCCAAAATATTTCACCATTTGAGGATTATATAAACATTGCTTAGAATAAAATACTATAATATTTTCAGTAGTTTTACCAGCCCTTTTTTTTACTTGCGCTATATTTGTCAATCGCTCCTTTACCCAAATCCAATCATATTTATAGTTATTAATATTACTCATTCGTAAGGCACTACTAAACGGCTCACTACCAAATAAAACTATTGCACCGTTTGGTTTAATGATTCTATTCAGTTGTTCCCACATTAACTCAAAATCAATTACACTATCCCATTTACAAGCAGTCGTGCCGTATGGTGGGTCGGTTATAATAGCATCAACGCTACCTGAAGGAATTGACTTCATTACTTCTAAACATTCTCCAAGTCGTAAGTCTATCACTTCTTTAATTTATCTAGTTCAAATTCTAGGTGATTGATTGCTTTCTGTATGCATTCAACAGGACTTTTATGCTTCCTATTTGCTCTCATTAGATATGTACAAGCAGTCCCTACATTATATGATAAATCAAAGTCTTCAATAACTTTGCGAGCTTCTATCTTATATCGACTTCCTATGTAGTAGCTTGGTATTCTATTGTCTTTCATTTCCTTTTTGTATTTCGCTATAAGTTCTATTTCTATCGTGTGCTAGTCCTCCTGTTCTAGTTTCTACTTTATCCATATTGTAGAATAACTTTTCTTTAGTTCTGTTTTTAATTCTTGTTTCAATTATGCTCATAAGAATAACTATAAAAAAGAATATTGCAGTTATGATTCCAAGTAATGTAAATATTATCATTTTGTTATAAGTTTTAAGAGTTGGTTACTCGTATATATCCTGTCATCTCCTGAGTAATTCTCATAGATGCAAGTAAAATTATCGTCCTTCCAAGTCCATAAGGATTTTACATTATTCTTAATGTGATGTTTCAATATACTTTTAATTGTTTTGTATGTTCTGTCTGCTTCTTCCATATCTATTGTTTTAGTTGTTTAATTCTCTTGTATTAGATACATAAATTTCAGCTTCATATAAAATACTTTCTGCTTTTTTAATAGCAATTTCTTCACTTTCAGCTGTTAAATCTATAGTTAAACTTCCATAGGTTGTTTCAATCTCTATTGTATATGTTTTCATAATCTATTGTTTTAGTTGTTTAATTCTTTTATCTATCCCCTCTTTTAGTACACACCAAGTTATGTACCTTGAACCAACTTTAGAACATTCTTTTTTAATCCTTTCCAACTCATCAATTACTCTTTCATTTGCATAATGTTTTAATGTGTCTGATAAATATTCTATACCAAACTGAATTAATGACTTTCTTAAATCATCAAGAGATATTATAGTCTGAGATGTTTCTCCATCTATAGATATAAATAAATCCATTTTATCATCACTTAACTCAATGAGAGCGTCATTATCTTGGCACTCATATTTCATTGTAACTAATTTTTCCTTATTAATGTTTATAATTTTTTCCATATTTATTATGCCCTTATTAGTGAGAGGGACTTTACTCTTTTGTCTTTTAAAATGCTGAATAAACAAGACAAATTATATGCTTTTACATCTTTTATTGTGATTTTTACCATTGTTATATTTACTTGCATATAGTTAATTGTATTGGGGAGGTAACCACACCCCCCCTCTACTACTCTAGGTAAAATAAACGCTTTTGTAGGTCTTACCCTATATTTATTAATATTAGTCCTTAGAGTATTCTTTATATATCTTTTTTATTCCATCAAAGCAAGCTGCTATACAAGAACCGCAATTTGTTCCTGTTGAGTAGTTCGTGTTATGTAAGGTATTATATATCGTTATCATTTTACTTTTAGCTTCGTGGTCTTTAGCTCTTCCTGTTTTTAAGTCTTCCCAAAGCAATATAATCTCAGCTATTATTTCTTCAGGTATATCTTCTCTAACTTCAACCTCTGTTGTCTTACTCCAATACTTCTGAGGACATTCTTGACTTGCTATCCTTGCTTTAACTTTCATAAAACATAAGCAGCGTTTACATTGACCTGAAGGCTTAAAGTAATATACGCAAGACTTACAAATAGCTATCCTATCTTCATATATTTCTTGAGGTACAAAGAACTTATTCATTTAACATATTTTTTAGCTGTACTCTTACTTTGTCTATTGTAGTGAATAAGCTGTTTCTACTTATTCCTGTTTTTTTAGCTAGTGAGTCTAAGGTATTCCCCTCGTAGTAATATAAAGTGAAGATTTTAGAGTCATACCAAGTAAAGCTTTCTAAGGCTTCGTCTATCTTTTCAAGGCTAGTCCATTGATAATCGTCTACTACTTCATTAGGGAGGTTGTAAAGGTGCTTAGAAGGTATTATTTCTCCTGAATCTACAACATCATAAGTAATTGTACTTGTAAGACTATCGATATGTGTGTAATACTTTCTGTACTTGTAATAGTAATTACTTCTAGGACTTGTCAATGCTCGCCTTAATGCTACTGCACCGTATCTTGTAACACCATCTATTCCATCCTTATCATAAATAGCTTTCAAAGTTATAGGATTCATCTGAAGTAGATAAATCATAAGTTCCTGAACTGCTTCATTGACTTCGTTTTTATCAGAGGTTAATCCGTAAGCCATAGTCCTGAACTTATCTGTTAGCTTAGATATTTCTAAATATACATCAGTCATTTATAACTTCCATTTTATCAATCTTATCTGTAACCTGATGTACCACTTCTTCTAATATTAGTTTATATGACCTTATAACTGCTCTATTCCCTTTAGTTTCTATTCCTGCAAAGAATCCATTTGTTGCTACTGAAATATTGATAGGTATTATCATTACCCAATCCCAATAGTTATTCTCTTTTAATCCTGTTCCGTAGCCGTTATGATATTCCAAAATAACTTCTACAACTTCTAAATATCCTTCGTACCTGCTTTTAGTTGATAGCTCTTTTGCGAACTCCATACACATTTCTAAGTAAGCTTCAATTATTGCCCTGTGTTCAGCACTTGAATAAATTGGTTCTGTCATACGCCAAAGATATGAAAAATGTTACTCAATTTCCTTTTCTTCTTTTAAGTTTTTAACAAGTGATTTGTAATAACTTATCTTTTCT